GGAAGAAAACTTAGGCCTGTAGAATGTCATGATATTGTATGCAAAACGGCTGAGATTGTTGTTGTGGGTGGTGTTCGTAGGAGCGCCCTTATTTCTCTTTCTGATCTTAATGATCGCGAAATGCGATTTGCAAAATCTGGACAGTGGTGGGAAAAAGACAAACAACGATCACTAGCGAATAACTCAGTTAATTATAAAGAAAAACCAGATGTTGGAACATTCATGCGTGAGTGGCTTTCCCTCTATGATTCGAAGTCTGGTGAACGTGGTATTTACAATGGAATGTCAGCGAAATATCATGTAAATGACCTAAATAGTAGAGAAAAGGACGAACATGGCACATACATTCAGAGAAGAGTGGCAAAGGATGATTTCGGCACAAATCCTTGCAGCGAAATCATTTTACGATCCAGGGAATTCTGCAACTTGTCCGAAGTTGTCATTAGAAGCAACGACACTTTGCAATCTATCAAAGACAAAATTAGGGTTGCGACAATCCTTGGAACTTTCCAATCAACTCTCACAAACTTCAAATACCTCTCAAGAGAGTGGGGAAGAAATTGCGAAGAGGAACGACTCCTGGGAGTTAGTCTCACCGGAATTATGGATTGTGCCATAACAAACGGCTCAAAAGGTAACATTAAAAAGACATTAAATGAGCTAAGAGAAGTAGCAGTAAAAACTAACAAGGAGTATGCTGAAAAACTTGGAATCAATCGAGCAGCTGCCATTACGTGTGTCAAACCTAGTGGTACTGTTTCTCAGCTTGTTGATTCTGCTTCTGGTATTCATGCCCGCCATAATCCATATTATATTCGTACAGTAAGAGCGGATAATAAAGATCCCCTGTGTAAAATGATGAAACAAGAAGGTTTTCCGAATGAACCGGATATTACTAAACCTGACCATACTACGGTTTTTTCTTTTCCTTCTAAGAGCCCAAAAGGGGCGATTTGTAGAAATGATATGTCTGCGTGGAAACAGTTATCACTCTGGCACACATATGCGAAAGAGTGGTGTGAACATAAACCAAGTGTTACAGTTTCCGTCAAGGAAGAAGAATGGGTAAACACTGCTGCATGGGTATACGACAATTTTGATGATATTAGTGGTATTTCATTTTTACCATTTAGCGATCATACGTATAGACAAGCACCATATCAGGATTGTTCGGAAGAAGAATATAAAGAATTATTAGGAAAGATGCCAAAAAAGGTTGATTGGAGTACACTAGCAAAATTCGAATCACAAGATTATACTAGTTCTAGTCAAGAATTTGCATGTACTTCAGCGGGAGGGTGTGAAATAGTTGATATTACCCCAACGACATAAATATAAATAATTAACAATATCAACAAAATCCATCTATTTTTTGGGGGGGACTTCATTGTTAAATAGAGAAGAGCTTCATGAATGGATTGAACGAATTCGAGCACGTTATCGAAAATTTAATAGTATTATAAAAAATAAATTTATTATAATTTATGATATCGTGAAAGGTCATTTAAAGGTCAAACTCGATGAAGGTAAACAATATGAGACCCGGTGGGTGTGGTATCATACCCTACTAGCAGCAGAACTATTCATCATAATAATACTATTATGGGTGATAGCGTCTGCATAAGATGTCACTTATCACATGTATTAAAAAGGACGATATGAAATTTAGTGGTTTGAAATTGGGTTTGGTGTTTAGTATTATAATACTTTTTGTTCCATTGGTCATAATAGGTGGAACGGATTCAATACAAAAATCTATCGAAAAGCAGGTAGGTGAAGAAGGAATAAAACAAGACCGGAGATTTCCTTTCGATGCAGAGAAATTAGGATGGCCATCGGCATTAATTGGTGATTCTATAGTTGGGTGTTATAACGGCACATACAGGTGGATAGTAATGGCTAATCCATCCCTTATTGGAGTAACACCACCACCACCGCAACAAAGGCTAATGGTAGAACATTGTTTCTGTGTTATGGATAGGATTAGACAACAATTTTCATTTTTAGAATATGGTCAAATCACATTAGAGGGTCCCACAAAATTAGGAGATCTTTACCTTAAAACAGCATTAAAATGCATTGATGAGAATGGTACATTGCCAGGGATAATGCGTATTACAGATAATGTAGATAATGAAACCAATAAGGATAACAAATTAATAACCCCGGAGGACGTACTTCCTAAAGATGTGGAATCGCCAAAATCTGATTCAGAGTCATTACCAGACCAAAACGAAAATCTCACGGAAGGTCCCCCACTAAATTTTCAAGGATAACAAATGGAAAAGCTCAAAAGAGTATTTTTGTTATGCTTTTCTATATTTGTCTTTTCTGGAGTTTCATATTCAGAAACCCTTTCTCCAGAAGTAATAGAAAGAGTGAGAGAATCGATAGTATTACTATCATCAAATGAATCCGCAACACCATCAGCACAGTCACCAAATGCTTTGTGCACAGGAGTTGTTATAGATAAAGTCGGTCATATTTTGACTAACTTTCATTGTATATACAAACAGAAAATAATAAATTTATATTATTATGATGAAGAAGATTGGAAAGAATATGAAGTAAAAGTAATTGGTAAAGATCCTCTTGCTGACCTAGCCTTGCTTGAAGTATCTGAAAGGACTAAAGAAGTTCCACACCTAGAAATCGCCAATGAGGAAGATGTTCATATGGGTATGGAAGTATTTGCCTTTGGTCATCCTATGGGAATGGCATGGAGTCTATCAAAAGGAATTATTTCCAGTAAAGATAGACACGCTCGGCACCCCTACATCAAATCACTACAAACAGATGCCGCAATCAATAAAGGAAATTCTGGTGGACCCCTCTTAAACCTGAAGGGGGAAATAGTAGGAATTAATACTTTGCTTGTTTCTCGTAATCAGCAATACTCTGGTGTGGGCATAGCAATTAGAAGTGATGTAGTAAAATACTCTCTTGCTCAAATGTTGGAAAGAGGAAGAGTGGACAGGCCTGCAATAGGAGTGCAGATTATTACATTGATAGGGAAAGAAGAACAACAAAATAGAATCCTTAAAGATAATCCAGAATTGAAGAAAATTTTACCAAATACTTATGGATTAATAATAAGTAAAGATACTACTGATATACCCGAAGGATTAAAGCCATGGGATACAATAGTAGGTATCAATAATGTTCCTGTAAATACTGGTGTAGAATTTTCTGATGAGTTAATAAAAAATAATATCGGAGATACAATTAAATTGACACTCATTCGAAATAGACGATATATACAGGTAGAAGTTCCTTTAAAAGTTTTACCTATTCCAATAGAAATGATGTATGATAAAAAGAAGCCAGCAAATCCCCTAATACCAAAACCAGAAAAAAAGGAATAAATGGATATTTCCTGGGAAGATTCTATAGAATCGGGTCACGATAAAATAAATAGAGAACAAATGAGACATTTTGTGGCCTCTCAAATAAAACAAGCAATATATAAGGACCCAGCATTTAAATTTTTTCATTCCCTGGGAATATTTAATTTTCTTCAGGGATTCAGAAGTGATAATATTGATCTCGGCGTTTTTCATTTGTATTGGGATGAGAATGCCGGTGATGTCGGTGTAAATAATTGGAGAGAACGTTGGTATGAACCCGGTGAAGAAGTCAGGCCTGTAAAAACAGAAGGGGCCGATATCGTTGACCGTCAAAAGTTAATGAACTGGTGGAATGCAGAACATTCCAAAATACGTGCAGGGGTCATGTTAAAACAAGAAGAAATAAAAGTTAAAGAGGAAGATGACGAGCCATGGGATCATATACCAGAACCAGAATGGGGGAATTGCTAAATGGCAACTAAATTAGTACAAAGTTTCGGGGGATGTAATAGAAACTTTAATAAAGAAAAATGGATATCCGCATGGATACAAAAATCTCCCTGGAAAATCCAATATAATGAATTCGGGTTGAAGGATGAAGCAGAATTAATCCGCACAAAATTAAAGAATTATACAGGACTCAGTAAAACTGTATTCCCTAAAGAGATTGGACTACCACGCCGAAATCAATTAAAGGTTTGGTTTGGTGATGAGTTACTTTGGGATTATGGCCAAGAGCAAAGATTTCCATCAGCACGAGAACTTATGTCTTTAATAGGACTAATAGAAGGATATAATTGGAAAATTCAAAAGAAAAGTTAACGGAGAAAAATATGAACGTACATGGAGTACTCTGTGCCGGTAGAGATTAATTGGACAGAAGAAGAACACGCAGAAATAGATATTGTATGCGATGCATGCGCAAAAGAATATGTTATATTATCAAGGGAAATAACGGATTTACATTTATGCCCTTTCTGCGGACATTATTTAGAAATGCCCATAGATGGGGGTGTAAATGAACAAGAAGAAGATAGCTGGTATTGACTATTCGTTAACTTCCCCTGCAATTTGCATTTATACAGAGGAAAGCGATGGTGGACATTTTGATTTTGATAGGTGTACTTTACATTATCTATCTCATACTGAGAGACAACAACAACTTGCCTCCTGGTGTGGGTTAGATAATATTAAAGCATCACCATATCCAGAATGGAGAAATGAAGAAGAAAGACACGAACTTCTTGCTGAATGGGCATACGGTTTAATTCAAGGATGCGAAGAAGTGTTCATTGAAGGATATGCTTATGCTACTGTTGGAAAATCACACGTGCGATCAATCGCCGAAAATACAGGATTATTGAAAAATAAAATGTGGAAGTTGAGAGTTCCTTTCACATCATTTCCACCTACTGTTATTAAAAAATATGCAACAGGAAAGGGAAATGCTAATAAAGAATTGATGTATGAATCTTTTGTAAATGAATTACTCACTCCTTCAGATCTCAAGGAACGATTAACTCCAAAAGCGAAAAAAATTATCAGCCCAATAAGTGATATTGTAGATTCATATTTCATCGCAAAATGCGGAATTGATGGAGCACTAGGATGACAAATAAAGAAAAGAAATCCATTGCCAATAGAAAGTATTATGAGAAGAACAAGGACCGCCTTGCTGAGAAGTGGAAGAATGATGAAGAACGTAAGGACTATCTAAAAGAATACTACAAGAAAAATAAAGAGATAATCCTTGAACGAGCCAGGGAATGGAATAGGAAAAACAAAGAAGCTCGTAAATTGATAGTAGAACGAGCTAAACGAAGAGAACTAAAACCTTTTTGGATAGCTGAATCAAATAAATAATTATGAATATTAAAAATTTTGAGGAAGTTGTTGAAGCAACAGAATTTATTGAATCACACGGTAATTATGTTTTGCGTAAATTTGCATCTTCCGGTAATTATGTTATCATAGATAAAATAGGTGATTTTGTAGTATTAGAAAGAGATGCTGCTGAAGCGATTTGTTCATTTATTTGGGGGGATTTAGCTCCTCCTGAAAAATTGAATTAATAGAATAAACTCTTGACATTTACTCTTTTTCGTGTTATAATATAACTATAATAATAAAAGAGGAATTATGTTAGATACAGTTGTCAATTCAGTAGAACATTTTGATACAACAATGGATGGTTTATATATCATACGTGAAGGTGCGTTTGGGTTTTTAACCGAAGCGAAAGAATCACCCTATCCTTGGATGTTAGCCGCCGCAGCCGTGGCTGGTGCACTACCTTTAGCCTTACTATTTTTTGGTTTTGGATGGATAGAATGTGCCAGAGAAACAGTACAATGTGGATT